TATCAGCGTCATCAGATAGCCGAACACCCTGCCATTACTGCGAGCCGTCATGATCTGCATGGCGTCGAGATCATAGAGCTTACGCATCAGTGGGTGGTTCTTGGTCTTCCAACTGTCCGGCGCTTCGCCGACCAGAACGCAGTGCGCCTCGAACAGTGATGGCGCGTCGCGCTCCCATGCGTCGATGGTGTCTACCTGGAAGGTGAACCCCTCCGGGGCTACCGGTTCGGTTGCGGTCAGGCCGACTCGGACGCGGTGCGTGGCAGTCGCCGCCAGTTTGTCGAGCGCGGGGCGGTAGGCCACCGCGTAGCGCATCATCGCCGGGAGGTCGATCTGCACGTTGGTCTGGTCCAGCGCCGCCCAGTGCTCGTGATTGTGACGAAGCAGCAGGCAGTGCTCGAACAGCGTCGCGCACACCCGTTCGTCGCCAAGGTCGTGGAAGTTGACCGACAGCACGCCGGGTAGCCGCGCCTCGATCTGGTCCAGCTTGCGGTCCAGATAAGCCATCGCCGTGGTCAGCGTGGCGCGGTCCATGCCGTTGCCCATGATCCGCATGACGCTGTCTACAACCTCGTTGACCGGGCGGCGGACGACCGCGATGCGCGCGCCGGGGGCCAACTGGTCGAGCAGCCGCCACCACGGCGCGGCAGCCGTCTCGACCGAACCGATGCAGGGCTGCGAGAACCAGGTCGATACGTCGTCGAGGCTGCGGGCATGACGCAGTTCGTCGTGCCCGCACTTCCAATCACCATAGGTCAGGAAGCGCGCCAGCCATGCCGTGCGCGAGCGCGGCAGGCCCAGCACGATGAACGGTGGCGGCATTAGCTGAACACGCGGCCAGAAGCGCGTATGTTGATCCCGGTAGCGTTGCTGGCGATGGTCGAGATGAAGTCGCTCGGCCCCAGCGACGCGCCAACCAGTTCTGGAAAGGTATAAACCTCACCCGCCTGCAAGGTTCGGGCCGGGACGATCAGGTTCTGGTTTCCCGCCGTATCGCCGCTGGTGACAAGGTTGACTGCGATGGTGCGGGCGACCGTGTCGTAGTTGGACGCGGTGAACTTGTCGATCACCGTGTAGACTAGTGTCGAGGTGTACTGCGTGGTGTTCGACGCGACGGCGATCTTGGCGGGGATCAGGACAGTTACAGGTGTGGTCATGGCTACCTCGGGACAAGAGTGACGGTCGGGGCGATGGCATATGTGATGCGCAGCCTATCATACGGCGACAACGCAAACATCCCCGCAAGAACACCAGTGTCGAAGAAGGTGGTTCCGTTGCGGGAGAACTCGATCAGCGTCACTGTGCCGCCCTGCACGATCAGGCTGGCCGCGTAGGAGCTGGTGTTGATGTAACTGTAGGGTGACGCCCCCGGCGTCACCGTCGTCGGCACTACCCCCGCCCCGCTCGGAGCGGGCGGCTGGACCGCCGGAGCAGCAGAAAGGGTGTTAATCCGCCGCAGCAAGGGTGCGGGGTCGAAGCCGGGCGGCACGACCGGCACCGGGGCCACGACTGGAGCGGGGCGCGGCAAGGTCTGGATGGCTTGCGCCAGCGCCTGCACAGCTTGCGTATGGTCAGGCTGCACCGGCTGGGACAGCGCCGCCCCTTGCACCGCGCGCAAGGCTGCGTCCAGCCCGGCGATAGCCGCCAACGGCTCACTGGCCTCCGACGCGACGATGCTACCCGAGTTGATCTCAACCTGCGTGAACAGGCTGAGGAACCAGCGATACCACTCTCGCGAGATCGCGCCCGTCCGGTCGTCGATGAACGCGACGCGCGGCGGCGTGATGTTGGTTGGGTTGACCGGCGCGGCCATCAGTAAAGCGTCCCGCTGATAATAAGTTCCGCCCCGGTGAGATAAAGCCGCACCGGATCGGTGCCGCTAACCTCATAGACGCGGTCGCGCAGCTTCTGGGTCATCCCCAGCCGCCGCCAGATGGCGCGGGTGCCGTAGGTGCCGATAGCCCCCATCGTCGTCCAGTGCTCGTTCGACCAGGTGTGGCCGCCGTCGTCCGACCAGCGCAGCATCACCTGCGGGTCGCTGCCCTGTCCTGTTATGAGCCCCACGCCGGTCTCACCCAGCAGTTGCAGGCTGTGCTGCGACGTGCGCTTGAAGTCGTTTTGCCCCGTCGGCAGCGCCCGCCAGGAGCGCAGCCACTTCTGCGCGCTGCTGTTGTCGGCGTAGACATCAAGATCGAAGGTGTAGATGTTACCGTTCTCGTAGTCCCCGATGACGATGTTGCCCTCGAAATTGCACATGCAGTCGCCTCGGTGGCGGGTAAACAGCCCGTTGGTCAGGCTTGCGCGCTCGTGCCACGCCCCGGTCGCCACGTCGAACACCCATGTCGCGTCAGCGGTCGGGAAGTTCAGGACATAGAACTGGTGGCCGTCCTGCTGGTAGGTGTAGCCTGTGGCGTCCGAGATGTCGGCATATTGCTGGATTTGCCACTCGACCGCGTGGGTCGAGACGCGCTGGCCGATATAGCCCGCCGCGCGGTAGACGACGCCTTTGCCACGTGCGTCCTGCCCCAGCCAGTAAATCTGGTTATCCATCTTGGCGATGGATTGTGGTGCGGCGCAGCCCAGCTCGTTGAAGGCCCCGGAGATACGGGTGAGCGGGAAGTCGGCCAGCCCGGCGTCGTACCACACCTCGGTCGTGTCGGTGCCGAATACCCACAACTCGCGATGGTCGGTGAACACCGCGACGACGCCGTCCGGCGATCCCTCGGCGCTGGCGAAGTCGAGCGGGTCGATGCTGGTACCGTCCAGCAGGCTCGTCACCCAGATGAGTTGGCTGTCCGGCTGGTTGAACACGAAGTAGCCGTCAAGATAGCTTACCGTCACCGCGCCGGGGAAGTCCGGGTCGGTGATCTGCGCGAAGGTGTTGGTGCTCTCGTCGTAGATGAAGCTGTCCGGGTTGCAGGCGATGAACAGTTGCGTGCCGTTGTCCGCGATGCTGACCGGCCCGCTGCCGGTGATAGCGCCAAGCAGCGTGGGTGTGCCGGTCAGGCTCTCCAGCTTGTAGAACTCCCGCCCGGAGGCGACATAGAAGTCGCTGCCGTTGGTCTGGTGCGCCCACAGCCCCCGGATCGGGCCGGTGCCGACGGTCTGGAGGAAACGCAGCCCCGGCGCGCGCTGGAAGAAGGCAGGCTCGACGCCGCCATCAGGGATAATTTCAGGGAAAAGGTTGACAAGCCGGTTGGTGGCGGCGTTGACCGACCGGGCGACGTAGCTCTGTCCTAGTATCGGGCTCTTCATTCAGCCCCCTAGAAATTGCCGGAGTAGACGTTGAACCTCTGCCGCGAGGCCACGATGCTGTACGGCATCGACATGACATCATCGGGATTGTTGATCCTCTTGAGGTCACGCTTGGCGGTCATGGCGATCCGCGACACCTGCGGCGACGGCAGCACACCAAACTCGGGGGCCAGTTCGCAGGCGAGGTTGTAGCGGAACGCCCGCAGATAGCCGGGCGGGAACGATAGGGTGGTGGACAGCGCGGCGGGCTGTGCCAGTTCCGTGACAGAGATGAAGTGCCACTCCAACGCCTTGGTCGGCACCGGGTAGACGAACATCTTGATGTCCGGGTAATCCATGTTCAGCCAAATAATCTGTGGATAAGTCGAGGTAACCGTTTTGACGGCGATTCCGTCGTACTGCTGCTGGTTGATGATCTTGATGCCGTAGCTGACGTTGGTGCTTGCATCGCGGAAGTAGGTGCTGTCATCGAGCAGGACCGGGCGGTTGCCGACGAAGTCGCCGCTCGGCCCCAGCGTGCGGCTGATAGTGCTGGCGGGCCATGTGAAGGTCTGGTCCTGCGTCGAGTAGGTCGCCAGCCGCTCTGTGCTCCAGCTATCGATCATCTGGTTCATGGCGACCAGGGCGTCGTTCGACGTATCCGCCGACGGGCTTTCGCCTTCAGCCAGCACGCCGATCAGCCGGAGTGCGCCTTCGATCAGTTCTCCAGCGGTTGCCATGGCTTAGACCTCCGGGCGGTGCGCGCGGCGCGTGCGGCGGCGATGGGCTACGGGCGCAGGGTCATCCTCCGCGACCGGAGCGACTACCGGGTCCGGCGCTTTTGCGGGCGCGGCAGGCGCGGGCTGGCCCGGCGTGAAACGGATCCAACCGTTGCTCTCGTCATAGGCGGCTTCCATCTCCATCGTGGCGACTTTCTCGCCGTGGCGCGGATGCCGAAGGTAAATGACGGGCATAAATACTCCTTTTGACGGGGGCCGAAGCCCCCGCCATGTTAGGAAGCAACCAGCGGCACAGAGTACCATGT